TGTGTTGAAAAACACATCAAAGGACGGCGCTTGTTATACGAACAAACGCTCTTCCTAGAGAACCAAAATTTAACATCTCTAGGGTATCAAGCCGACTACGGTCAGCCTGGGCACAGTTCCGATAAAATACGAAAACTGGAAGTCTTCTCCAACGGCTCGTTGGATTGGTACAGCATTACTTGGCAAAGAATTAATGCTGAAAACGACTCCCGGTTGCGAAAAATCGACGGTGCCTCCTACGTTAGGTACCGGGTTAATGCTTGTAGGTAACATTGACCCTGTTGGTTGCGCATTTAAAGAGCAATGCGTGCGGCTCTGATAAGGTACCAAAAATACGTCATCAGCGCTAGCAGTGATAGTAGCAAGTCCATTAAATGGGTACTTTAACCCAGTAGTGGAACCACCCTTCACGGTACGTGCCGACGTTAAGGCGGTGCTGCTCCCGACTGTGGTGTAAATACAGGCCGAAGAACGCAGAGAATCGAGCTTCCTGCTTCCGGGGAAAGCAGTCGTCGGGCAACGTATGTCGATACCGCCACGATAAAACGCATATAAAGGTGACAAGTAGCCATAAGCGTCACCATTTAAACCCCATGAACCAGCATAACCACTTCCGGACCCGGTAATGGAATAAACACTGGTGTGCCACGGCCAATAAGACAGACCACTGCCGTTTGGGGTAGTAACAGGTGTACCGTCGAAATTAATATCGGTAAAGCGTTTAACCAACTGTCTCACGCTAGTAAAAATCTCCCCTTGAGACTGCTGACTAGCTTCCGTGCTAACGGTCATGGGGGGATCACCCCCAATCATGTTAGCTTGAGTAGCAAAAGGCCCAGGTGTAGCTTGGGCTCGGGGTAAAGCAAACTCAAGACTATCTCCGGCGGAATAGTAGGGCAATATTGATATACTTTGTCCAACGGTTTCCGGGGCGCGCAAGTCGGAAAGTACTTGAACCTGAAGTCTGCCACTCCAGTCTTCCATTCTCAAATAGTTACTGGGAGCGTAAAAAGGTAATTCAAACTCAAGTTCATCGGCTTCTCTAATATCGACCACCATACGTAACATTGGAGTTGTCAACGACGCCGCAAAAGTACTAACGGATCCATTGACTATGGGGTCGAAAAGTATCAACAATCTCCCACTGTGAAACATAGTCTTAACAAAGGACATGCGTACTTTAATGGAACCTCTCCAATAATTGAACGACTCGGACAGGTAATTCATGGGAGGTCCGGTTACATAAGTGAAACGCTGTCCCCCAGAATCTACGAACGAAGTGTTGCAAAGCAAACCAGGCGATATCTGTTGGTTATAGATAACGTCTCCACTGGCGCTAGCAGTGGTCCACTGAAAGGCTCCTATCATGGCCGGAACCTGCTTGAGAAATGAAAACGACATCTCATCTTCTCCTCGCGCAGAACAGCAATCTGTTATTCTGAGATGATTGCCAGCAGTCAAAGCCAATGGAATTCCAGGAGAAACTCCGTCAGAAGTGGCTGAAAATCTGTTAGACTGCTGAATAACGACACCAGGAGTGACGTTCACCTCGGGTTTACTCCACCCGAAAAAAGACGCCGCACCAGAAGCTACTTCCAGAGCCCACGAAGTAGGCCCAGTAAAAGGCGCCAAACCGGGTATGGCCGACAGAGATCCTACGGCCTTCCCGGCAACTCCTAAAGCATCAGCTATGGGAGTCATGGGTACAACGTCTTTTTCTCTCTCTATTGTGGCAACAGCTCGCATTTTAGATCTGGTGTTGTTCTTGGGGCGCCCCATGGTGGAACGGGAAGCCTGGGGATAACAAGGAGCGGCAAGTTCGAAATCTTCAAACCACATAAAAATGCTATAATCTATTCCAGTCTCACCGGCGGCACCGGTCAGCAAAGGAGACAAAACACTAAGATATATAGTCCCCCAATCATAGCGCTGATTAACGCGATCATAATAGTGGTTGGGACCAACATAAGGAATTTTTATGATAGCGGCGGTGGATCGAGCGTCAAGCTCAACACCTAATTGCGTCGTCTTGGTCGTAAGATTGGTATTCCACAAACCGGCCACTGGAGTACCGGTAGCCGTAAGATCAGAAGCACACGGAATAAAGTGCATAAGTAACCTACCCGCTTGAAACGGGTTTGCATTAATTTGTAATCTAATGCAGGCCTTACCACGTATCAGATTAAAAGCATCAAGCTTCTTAATCCAGACAGTGGAAGCGGCTAAGGCCGCCGCAATACTAGTATTATAAATTATAGTATTGGCAGCCGAACCAGCCGACCAGGTGCCAGTAGTTATAAGCTGGGGCCTGGCCATAAAAGCTGGAATCCCGGTATCCCTAACCGAGATAGTATCCTCACTCATAGAAGATACAATGACGTCCTCAATGGGGGCGTCGTCCATAAACACAGTAGTCTCACTAGACTCTGTGGGTGTTACAGTAATAGTTTTTGTTTCAG